GGACCAGTCATTGGTTGTACACCGCAGATATCGTATGCGATCAAGTTAGGCATTGCTCTTCTAACTAATGATATTAAAACAGGATCCCAGTTGTCAACAGATGAGCCAGTTGCGTTAGCAGGTGCTGCCTCTGTCATAAAGGATCTGTCTTCTCTAACTGCTTTCTCTTGGTTCTCAAGGATTACAGTTGTTACAGCTCTTTTGTATGCATCTTCAATCTTTGGAAGATCTGGATGCTCCAATACTGGCTGCCATTTTTCTTGTAAGTTTTCAGTAAGATACATTTTATCTCTCCGTTTCCTTTTTTATAAATTTATTAAACCTTTACAGATTTAATGTTTTTAGTTATAGCGGCTGTATATGCAGCCATAGCATCGGTATTGCCCTCTGAAGTAGGGGCGTTAGCCGCAACAGAATCAACATCATCTTTAGATGAGCTTTCTTCTATTTTCTTTTTAGGGAAGTAAGATTCTTTAATAGTCTCTAACTTCTCTCTAAATTTATCAGCACTATCGTACTCAACATTCTCAGCCATTGAAGTAAACTTTTCTTTTTCTGTGTCTGCTAAATCGTCTGAGATATCTGCAACGATTGAGCTTCTGTCAGCGTCTGAAACTTTTTTGCTTAACTCAACATTCTTTTCGATTTGTTCGTTAAGTTTGTCTTCAAGTTTTTTGTTCTGATTAGTTAAGTCGTCAAGTACATTATATTTTTCTTCAGGAACATCAATGTAGTGTTCTTTGAATAAGTCTTTAAGACCAGTAATGAAGTCCTCAGCGATCTCAGTTCTAATTCCTCTTTCAACCGCTAATTCATTTTCTTTCATCCATTCTTCAACAACATAGTTTAGATAACTATCAACTTTTTCAGTCATCGCTTCTTTGATTGTTTCTTTTTCAGATGCAAGTTTTTCTTCGTACTGTGCCTCAAGGATCTTAGTTTGTTCCTTAATTCTTGTCTTAACAGCAGTTTCAAATATTGTAGCTGCTTTATCTTTAAATTCTTCAGATAGATCAGCGTCAGATGAAACTAATGCTTTAACATCATCGGATAGGTCAATTTCTACTTCTTCCGCTGATTCTTTTTTCATTTTTGCCATCTCGTCTTTTTTCATTTTGTCTTTCATCATCATTTCTTTTTTATCTTCTTTCGAGTCAGCATCATCTGCTTCCATTTTCTTCATAGCATTCATCTTTTTCATAGCGTTCATTTTCATGCCGCCAGCCATTTCAGAAACTTCTTCAGAATCTTCGACTTCTTCTTTTTTCATTGAAGAAGGTTTTTGGTCGTTTGGTAAAGAACCATCGTTAGCGTCTTTGTTGACCTGATCTGATACTTTCTTAATCTTTTTCGTAGCGTCTGGATTACCGTCTGTTGGTTTTACAACAGCCGAACCCAAATCCTCTGCGTCATTTTTAAGTTTACTAGGCTCAGCTGGAGCAGCATTCGCATTTACAGCGTCTTTGACTTGCTCTTCAACTTTGTCTAGTTGTTTTTCTGTATCGGACATTAGGTCTCTCCTTGATAATTTAATTAATTAATTAATTATTAGTTAATATTATTTATACATCCTGTCATCTCAAAACCTACGCAGCCATTGATGATTGCGTGTGTTTAGATTTTGTTCAGAAAGTCTTTAAATATTGAAGCTTTCTTCTCTGCCAATTCGGCACGTTTTGTCTTCTCTATTTCTTCTTTGTACTTCTCAACTTCCATACTTTTCAGTACTCCGTTGTCCCATACCCACTCTTTGCCTTCCATAATACCCTCTACGAAAGCGTCTGGAGCTGATGGGTCTGCAACTATATCAGCTGCAGTTGCGAGATAGAAGTCTTTGCCTACAACATTACCTTGCGATCCTGATTGTAGAGAACCCATACCTCTTGATGATACGCCTAATTGAGCACCCTCGTCAATTAAATTCTTGACGATCTTACCGTATGGTGTATCCATGATTTTCGCCTCACCTATGAAGTTTTTACCCTCTGGTTTTAGACTAGTAATCATATGTGAAACTCTTTCAAGATTCACGGTTGGTCCGTCAGGATGTCCTAACTCGCCGAAAGCTCTTTTTTTGTTTATAAATTGTTCGTTGTATCTTTTAACTTCTTTTGCAAGTGTGCCTACTGGATAGATTCTACCGTTACGGTTTTTAATATCCGCTTGCATAAAGATACCTTTTATCTTGTAGTCTTTCTTCCCGTTTCTTTCTTCGGTTAAGACTTCGATATTCTCTATTGTTTCTGTTATTAGTTTCATCTCTCCACCTTTGTTATCTTATCTCTAAAATTATTGTGTAGTTATCACCTGCAACAAAACCTTTTGTTGATAGCAATATATCACCTGCAGGCGATGTGTTTGCTGTCAATGTTGCATTGTTAGGTATACTATTTCCTGCCGTATGGTAATCGTGGAAACCACGACCAGAAAAAAATCCTATCGTTGCATTTGCAGCGTTATCACCACTGCCAGCAAATAGTAATTCTACTCCTGATTTACCATTAGTAGTATTTACTGACCAATATATTTTTGCGAGAACCCTATTTGCATCCTCTGTCATAAAATTTAATTCACTAGCATCCATCTTAGTCACTAGTGTTTCACCTGATCCGTCAGATATGTTAGTGAATTTCATTACTGTTTTTGTACCAGCAGTATCCACTATCGTTTGACTTGTTACCACATCAGCCATTAATTGTTTCTCCTAAATTCAGTTATCAACAAATAACTTTCTATATTTGAGTCAGTTGTCAATAATATTTGTTTATCGTCACCAAACTTTAACTGGTCAGGTCTTAAACCATACTTGCCACGACCAGTAAAAGTTAAATTTTTTTCTTCACTTGTGGCACTAATCGTTAATGTTCCAGTGCCCTTGATTTGATAATAACACTCTATCAAGCTTATTTTACTCTCGTTATTACCACTCTCTAACTTTTCACCGTCAGCTATTATCTGTTCCTCTTCACCACCGATACCTTTTGATTGAACAATATACTTTTCAGTAGTGTTCACAATACTGGTATTGGTTATAGCCATAACAAATTACGCTGTAAAGTTTTCGTCTTTTCTTAATTCTATTATAACACTACCAGAAGTACCAAAAGCACTTAATTCTAAGTCACCTGAGGTTGCTGTTGTGTTGGTTGCATTGTTAGTAATCTTACCAGCAGTACCATCATAATGTCCTGTACCTGCAAGTTGAATTGCTGTTGTATCAGATGATGCACCTTTAAACTGTATTTGTACATGACCTGTATTGTCATCAGCAGTACCTTGTACTAACTGCCACCATATTCTAGTGATATCTAGTTTTGCACCATTAGCGTGTCCTGCTAAACCACTTGCGTCAAGTATATTAGAGTTAGCAGTAGTATTATCGTCCATGTTTACCAGAACAGTAACCTTACCACCTTGTGCACCGCCACTAGATTCTAATGCTGTATCTTTTAGTGTTCTTGTTGCAATTGCCATTTCTTATTTCCTTTAACTTAATATTTCATTGTCAATATAGTCTTCTATTCTTGACACCTTAACATTTCTTTTTCTCGCCACCTGTTTTATTATACCATCAATCTTACTAATTATATCACCTTTAGTTTTACCTATCATAGCATAGATATCTTTTACTGCCATCTTTTCAGCTGGCGATAATTTTTTAAACTCAGCAGTCTCTTTTGGAGTGTCTGCTTTTTGTTCAGCGAGTTTAGTCTTGAACTGCTGGAACATCATCTGCATTTTCTTCTCCGCCTTGATCTACCTCAACAGCAGGTGCCTCTGGTGTTTCTGCGTTATCAGCAGTCAATACAGCCGCATCTTTTGTCGCCTGCATCTCGTCACCAGCATTTAACCAATCTGTTGCTACCGACTGTCTTTTATCGTCAAGTGCTTGTCCTATTTTATCAGACAATGCATTTTTAAATGAGTCTTGAGCTGCCACATTGTCACCATCTACAAGTGAATCAATCATACTTTTTACATTTTCATTTGCCATAATTATTCATCTCCTATATTTATACCAGTATCTTGCGTATCTGAATCCATATCTTGTCCTTCGGGAGCCGCAATGATACCTTGTTTGATCTCTTTAGCGATCTGATTATCAATTTCTATTATATCTTCGTCACTTTGTCTTAATACTTTTTTTCTTACATATTCAACTGAATAATATTTACCTACATATTGACTGACTTCTTGAGCGAGACTCAATCTTTCTCTTAAAATTTCTGCCTCTTTTAACTCTGCAAAGTATCCATCTTTTAAGTAATCATATTGAATATGTGATCCTATCTTTGCCCAATCTTCAATAGTTATGATACCTTTTAAAACTAATTGTGTTTTAAGTATATCAGCAAAGACTTGTGTAAATCTTTTTCTTAGTCTCTGAACAAACTTAGTAAATTTTAATTCATCTCTACTAATCTCAGCAGCTTTACCTAGATTGAAACCAGACTCTGATTCCATTCTTGATATCGGCACGTTCAATGACTTATATAATTTCTTTTGAAAGTATTGAACATCTGATATCTCGCCAAGATTTTGTCCACCTGGTAGAGTAGTAACCTCTGTGCCTTTTGCACCCTCTCTACGAGGTAACCAAAAGTCTTCGAGCATTGACATATGTTTTCTGTCATCTCTAATCTCACCAGTAGATGCATCATAAACAAGTTTGTTTCTGTATCTTGCCATTACGTCTCTTAAATAAGACTCTGCTTTTATTTTTGGCAAGTTACCTACGTCAACATAGAACACTCGTCTTTCAGGTGCTCTAACTATTCTGTATATGACAACAGCGTCCTCAATCATTCTCAATTGATTGACAGGTTTGATTGCTTTATGCAAGTGACCCATGACCATATTTCTTGTTTGGTCAATTACGCCAGATGTCACAAAAGTTATTGAGTCGGTTGCAATCTTAACACCTACGTTAGATGTACCAGATGTCATTCCTTTTTCATTATATACAAACCACTCTGCTGTTTGTTCTACAACCTCAATGCCTTTACTTTTGACATCTCTTTTCTTTTTGATCTCACGAACCTTTTTCATTTTTCGTGGATCAATAAATCTTAATTCTGTAATTCCTTTTCTAGGACTAGACGGATCTATTACTTTATGAAAATAGATACGGCCATCGATATACCATCTTTTAAATATATCGTGTCCTTTTTCTTCAAAGTTTAACAAACGTAATACTTCGTCAAACTCATCTCTAATTTTTTCTTTAATTTTATCTGAAACAGCAAGTTTATCTAAAGATATTGAAACAGCAACATCTCTTTCATTAGATACGATAACCTCGTTGATAATATCTTCGATTGCCATGTCACATTCAGGATGTTGACTGACTTCTCTGTATCTTCTTATGAGGTCATAGTCATTCTTTGCTGTGACCTCCATATCCAAGTATTGGCCAAAGTAACCACCAGCAGATATAGTTGTGACACCATCATCTGGAGAAGGTATAGTAAAAGCCTGTTTGGCTTCTGCTGGCTTCTCCAGATTGTTATCTTTTCTCGTTATTTCAAATCCAAGTAGTTGTACCATATTATAATCTTCCTTTTTGAATTAACTTATTTTTATGTAGTAGTATCTGTTTCAAAGTATTGGAACTGGAATGTAACCCCAAACTCCTCGATAGTATCATTAGTAGAATAGTTTAATGGTATACTATCTAAAGCAATTGGGAACAATCCTCTGTAAGTGTATGATTTTAAGGTATTACCATTTCTATCTAAATGATCTATGAAACCATCAACTTGGTAATCAGCAGGATTTGCGATACCCTCGTTGTCAGTCATATTGTTAATACCATTCATCCATCTTTCAAATGCTCTATACAATTTAAAGTCAGTATCATTTAAAACTGTAATCGACCAAGGTTCGAAAGTTCTATCCCCAGCGATATTTAATACCCTTCCTCTAAACGGAATAGGAACATTACCTACTGTTTGTCCAGGTACAGCAGTTGCTCTACACAAGAAAGCTAGATCAGATGTTTCACCACCCACTTGAGCATAACCAGGAAAAGGTAAAGTTACCTTGAACTGGTTAGCACGAGCTCCGCCGCCTCTTAAACGAGATTTAAATTCATTAATATTTGGCATGATTTTATTCCTCCCTATTAAGCGCCAGCGACTTCAGAAAAGGCAACGCCTGATCTTGTAGCCACAAAGTTAAGTTGTATGAAGTTAATAGAACGATTAGGTTTGACAAATATGTCAGCTCTAAATTCGTTTCTGTCTATAACGTCAGATGTGTTGTTTGTATCATCACACACTACTGAAAAGTCTGTGACACCTCTTCTACCTTGTACATCTCTTAGGAAAGGTTCTATCAAGTTTCTAAATTGTGCTCTTGTAAATTCATCATTAAATTCCC